TTTCTAGAAGCATCATATGAAAACCCAGTCAATTCAAATGACATTCTAGGTAGAACAACCTGTACTGGTCTCTCCAAGTCTGGGTCTGCTCTTAGTCTTGAGTAATATTTTTCTTTCGGTGCATAGACAACAGGCACTTTGAAACGTTCAATTTCAACTTCCGAATTTTTGTTAACACGCTTCACAGTAATATTGTTAAACATATTACCAAATAATATTACGTATTTGCGAGTTAATTGATGATAAAAGTAAGCATTAGATAACATTTTTACGGCATCCCGAATGGATTGATCTCTGATAGATCAATGAATGTATTAGCTTCGTTTTGTATAACGCGATTATCAGAATCATCGTATTCAATGAGATCAGACATGTCATCAAACGATATGACATTGTATCTTGTATTTGAACTTACACCAATAACGTTTATTGATGATCTTATATTGCCTGCAATATTGATAATCTGCAATATCTTTGTTCCAGGATTCCAGTTCTTTACTTCTGCCGTTGCTGAAGCATATGCAAGATTAGCACCTTGATATATGATTTCATCTTGTATGAAATTACCAGAACCTGTACCTAAGTTCATCTCAATAGAATAAGATACCGCATGTTCAATATCATCAACTTCTGCAACACCAGTATCAAAGTTTTCATTGCTGTAACGGAATGTTTCACAACGCAATTCATACATATATGGTTTTCTTTTACCAAGTGAGAAGAACATCAATTCTTCTTCTACGAACTTGATTTCGAATATCTTGTTTAACAAAGGAACATACAACAGGTCACCTTCTCTTGGTCTGATTGCTGTATTTGAAGGTACATATTTTTCAAATGATCTTCTTGATACAACAAAGTTTGATGTGTCTCGAATTTCAAGACCAAACTTAGAAAAGAAGTCACCATCACCTTCGTAACCTTCTACGTTAGCCAGATACATTTCTATGGTATATGCTCTGCTGAACTTTGAATTTACACTTTCACCGAGAACATCATCAGCAGAATCATAAACTTCTCTGGGTAGATACTTGACATCATGACCCATGATTTGAATCGATTCGATTATCAAATCTTCAAGAAGAAAATTTTCATTGATATCAGAAGGTGAAAAATTATTGAAAGTACACGCTAGTCGCCATTGACTAATCCCTCCTTATTTAATTTGTAAACTTTGTTCCATGGTATGCTGCCTTTTTTGCTTTCACTTATTTTTCTTTTTGTTTCTTCTGTGTGTGAAATGCCTGTGTTCCAAGGAACATTACCTTTTTTGAAAGATTTAGCTTTAGCTTTTATTATGGCATTATGTTCAGCACTATTCTTGCTGCGTCTTCTGCCTTCATGTAAAGCTGAGATGTGTTCTGGACTTCTCTTTCTTTTGCTTGCAGCAATAGACATATTCTTTCTATGCTCTTCACTAAACTTACCTTTCTGCCAACCTTCAAAGAATAAACCATCATTTTGATGTTGATTATAGAAGTCTTCATTTAATCTTGCATTGACAGTTTGTAATAACACGGTTTCAAGCTTACGAATATCATCCAAAGATCCTTCTGCAATGATCTGTCTTGTGAAGTCTTGTGGTCTTATTTTATATTCTTTCATCATATGTTTAGATGAACATACATAACCATCACCTATTGATCCTTTATGAGAACCAACATATAGCATGTTTTTCTTATGATCTGTCCAACAATATACAAAAGCTTCTGTCATAATTTTGTCACAATTATCCCATTATGAAATTTGGAGGTTCTTCGTAGGTGTCTCGTATCAACTGTTCTATCTCTTTGACTTCAGCATCTGCTTCATTATAGATTTGTTGACCGTTCATTGTCACACCACCTGGTAACTGCATACCAGCAAACTTCTTCATGTTGTTACCCCAAATTCTCTTGATGTGTGCTGTTGTCAATCTCTTCAACATACGATCATTCCATACATCCGCATATGAACTTGGATCAACTATGATAAATCCTTCAACAATCAAGTACTCTCCTACATTTGCCATAGCCCAGTTCCAATCAAGATATAGCTTGTCTGTGTGTCTATTAAATCGAATTGGTTGTTCACCTGAGAATAGCATATCTAGTGTTCTAATGTGCTGCATAGTTAAAGCGTAGTTGACATATGATACTGAGGTAAAGTCATAAAGTTCATGAAGTCTTAATTGATAGCGAAGATCGAACATGTTAACGCTGGCGTTTGTCGTAGATATAGGAAATATTCGAGTGACACCAATGATGTTCTCTGTAATAGGAATGTATCCGTTTGTGATGTTTTCTTGTGTGACCTGGTGCTTTGTGTACCAGCGTTCTACGCCGTCAAAATGAAAGTCTTGAAAATACTGTAAAGCGGAATCTACACAATCATCAACCTGATCGTCATCAACGTTGATATTGATGACTGGATGTCCTAGTTGTCTAAGACACCAGTCTTTGTGCTGCTCTCTTGTGGTAGGAATAGCCATTCTTAAATACCCTCTTTATAGAGTATTTATATGTATGATCTTTTACGGCTTAGGATACTTATCTTTAACTTCTTGAATCTTTGCTTTTATGGCTTCATACTCAACTGAAGTTATACCTTTAGCAATTGCACCTAGCTGATCACCAATTGGAGGGTACTCTGCACGGCGAAGAGCATAGTAGTCAGGGCTATCTGCTTTTACCATCTCTTCTTTCAGAATAGGCACTTCTGTCTGTGTGCCTGTCATAGGATCATCAACAGTTCTTGTTTTGGTAGTTAGTGCTTCCCAAGCAGCTTCTTTTCTGTCTATGTCTGCGTATACTGAAGCTTCAATACTTGAAAGTAACTGACTGACATCTTGCCCTCTTGGAATATATGCCAACCAATCATATGTTTGTCCATTGTGAACGACTTCTAGATAAGCAATGTCACGAGTTTCTGGTTCTGGTGGTGTGTAAAGTCCTTTTAGACCTATTGTCATTTTATTCTCCTAATCAGTTTTAATTATTCTTTTACCCAATACCAAAGGTCTTGCCTTGCATTCTTAATTTCAGCGTTTACTGAATTAGCAAATTCACGAACAGCTTTGTTAACACCTTCAATGCGGGCAAAGTCATGACCAATAATCAGACCGCCTTTGCGAACCTTAGGATAGTAGTTCTTACAGTCAAGAAGAACTTGATCATATGTATGAAGACCGTCAATGAACACAAAGTCTAAACTCTCATCTTCAAAGTCATCTACAGCTTCATCAGAACTCTTGTATATGTGATCATACCTTGATTCAAAAGGTAATGTCTTTTTCAACATTTCATTCTTGTTCTTGTCGCCAGCAGGTTGATTTCCATCCCAATCAATATATGTTGGATAAGAATCGATTCCCGTCAGCTTCAAGTCTTTTACAGTTGATAGCAGATACTCAGTAGTAAATCCTTCAGCAACACCAATTTCTAAACCAACAGGATTATATATACCCTCAATTAGTTTTGGAATGTCTTCACCAGGAAGCCAGCGAGTTATACCCTCAGTTGGATTGTTAAGCCCACCAGGAAGTCTTGAAGTCCAACGGTAGTCAATGAACATCTTATCTTCAATTGTCAAAGGAACAGTTGGCTTGATGTTTGTGAAGTAATGATTTATATTTACAGACGGATGTGCTGTATACTTACCTGTTGCCATATCCATGTGTAAGCACTGAACATCTGTATTAACAAGTACCTTGACACCAGACTTGCGGCAACGATGCAAGAAGAAATTATCTTCACCAATAAAAGGAATATCTTCAATGCCGTTAGCGATGCAAGTAAATGGCAAATCAGGGTCTTCATTCTTCATTCTGCGAAGCGTCTCAACAGGAATCAACATAACATCCATGCCCGTTTGCCATGCTTCAAATACTTGACCAGGAGATACATCAGGAACAATGATGTGATTATTCTGCTTGACTGAAATCATTGCATGAGCGCACTTGATGTAATAGACACCAGCAGCAATATGACCTGGATTTTCTTCGCAAGTCTTATGAAGCTTTTCAAATGCATCATAGGGAACAACAGTATCGTCACCAATGAAGAACATATACTTTGCATCAGATTCTAATACTGTATCAATCAAATAGTTTCTAGCAACATCAACAAGCATCTTTTCACAGTCAACATAACCATGAGAGTGCCCCATAAGAGCAACATGGCATAGACCATAACCATTGAATGTTTGTGCTGCTGTTTCTTCTTTGTTACGGCGCGGTTGCGCTATGATAACATAAGGTGCAATTTCTTTTGATTCTTCTTTGATATCACGAAGGGTTTGAATGATCTTTTCACGATTGTACATAGTAACTCCATTATGTATTGGTTTCAAAACTTATTTAGATACGAGTGGATAGCAACTCCTTTTGGAAATGTGATGCCTGAATTGTTTCTGATAAGCTGACCTCTGTTGGCATAATAAGGTATAAAATGTATATCACCATTAGGTGCTAGAACACCGCCCCAATAAGCAACAGAAGCAGTATAAACTAAAGTATAAGTTGATACTACACCATCAGCAGATATCTTTTGACCTCTATTAGCAT